CCCCGTGCTGCAAATTTAACCCCGCGCCCGCGGATGCCGGGTGTGCCACAGCCACGCGTTGCTTACCCGCGTTCCATTTGTTCACATCAAGCTCTGGGTAACCCATGCGCTCTCGCTCGTGCTTGTAGCCATAAAAAATTAACACCGACTCATTGGTCGACTCCACCAGCTCTCGCAGCATTTCAATTTTTGCTTTCGAGAACTCGTGCCAGTTGCCGTCCTCGTCATAAAGGGCCCCGCCGGCTAACTGGTGCAACTTACCCCAAAGTACCGCGGCGTTGGCCGCCGTAATCACCGTGTTCTGATACGGCAACAACATCTCGCGCCTAAGCTCCTCATACGTCTTGTATTCTTCCAGATACACGTCAACCACCCGATCAATACGTTCAGGCAGCTCTAAATAATCCTCAGCCCGCATGGCCACCGTGATGTCCTCGATGCGCGTATGAATGGTCTGTTTAGCCCCGGGGCGCAGTGTCATGTTCCAGCCCATGTAATCGGCCGTAAAAAACGCGTCCTTGTAGCCCGTATAGGTCTTACCCAGCCTCTGACCTTGGTCGGCAATAAAAAACTGACTCCAGAGCCCCAGCAAGTTCTCCGAGGCGGGCGTGGCACTCATCAAAATCACGCGCTTAAAGGGCACCTTTCGCAGCGCCTTGAACCTTACCGAGCTCGGATTTTTAAAGCTCTGACTCTCGTCAATCACTAACACATTCCAGCGCCAATTTTCCTTGTACTCGTCAACTAACCACTTCACGTTGTCCCGAGACACCACCTGCACGCCCTCAGATCGAGCCACAGCGCGTTTTCTTTGCTCGGGTGTACCCCTGATAACCCCCATAGGCATTTTAGGCGCCCAGAGGCCTTTCTCGCGCTCCCATACATGCTCGGCCACCAGCTTAGGCGCCACCACCAGCACCCTAATGTCTTCCTTCTGCTTGATCATTCTCAGCGCGGTCAGCACCGAGGCCGTCTTGCCCAGCCCCAAATCCAACCACACCATCGCCTTGGGGTGGTCCACTATGAACTGCGCCGCGCGCATCTGGTAATCGTGCAATTTCATCTAAAAACTCCTTGACCTCGTTATCGCCCTTCAAAACATCGACCCACATCCCGAGCCTTGCCAGCTGCTCAAGCCTGTACGCTTGCATCGGACTTAGCCTACCGGTCGCCGTCTTCAACTCCACAAAAATCACACGGCCTCGGATAATCACCAACCGATCCGGCCAGCCCGCTGAACCCGGGCTCGTAAACTTCACCGCCACACCGCCCAGCTTCCTAATTCCGTCCACCAACTTGCGCTCAATATGCTTTTCCATCACTTCTCCGTTAGGGTCATAAGGGGGCAGGGCGCACCCCCCGCCAAACTATATAGGGAAGTATATATATACCATTACTATTAAGTACACTAATATTACCCTCCAATAAGTTATATATAAAAAGTATGACCCTAGTGACCCTTATTACACCGAAACCCGCTACCACTCTGCATTTCGACCAGTGTCGCTAACTAAATTTTCAAGACCCTCTACGTCCCTGTTCGCATCGCTCAATGACCCTAATTGCATTTTTCTGTTTAACGGAACCAACAATTTTCTAATGCCGTTCGACTTTTTCTTCATCCCACCGTTTAGGGACACTATCGTTCGACCGGCTTCCGACGCATCCCACTTTGACGGATTTTTAATTTCCAACCACCGTAAAACGTCAGACGCCGACAGCCACTGCCGATCAGGATTTTCCCAATCCAAGTGCGTCGTCACCATTTCCGCAATTGAGCTCGCTACCGCAAAATTTTCGTTACTACTCTCAAGCATACGAGCCTCCTCGTTCGTCAGATAGTGCTGCTCGCCCGACTTCCATAGACCATAAACCTGCGCCCAGAGCTGCTGCATGTCCAACCCGTGATCGGGGTTAATGGACTTAACCGGGATACACCAGAACCGCGTGTTGCCCGTCGGATCGTGCAGGAAAGTTTCCTCGTTTACTGAAGCCGCGAACACCGTGCGGCGCTGGTAAACGCTCTCACCTGCCGCGTAAGGCCGGCGCAGCTCGTCGTAGTCGTTAGTCAAAAACGCCTTGAGCGCTGCGATGTCGCTCTTTTTGAACGTCGAGTCCAGCTCACCGAGCTCGGCGATCCAGCAAGACAAAATCTGCTTGACGCTGTCCTTATCGTGCACGTTAAGCGACCTGCCGGTCTTAATGAGCTCAAGCCCCTTGGGTGCCAGTGAATCAATCCAGCGCGTCTTGCCCGCGTACTGCTGGCCTTGAAACACCAGCACGCCTCGCGCACGCAGCCCACCTGAGCTCATGGCAACGGCCACGGCTGAGATCAACCAGCGACGCATGAGCATCTTTTTATTCGTGAACCCTTCCTTCTCCCGAACCGTGTCGTAAAACGCCTCCAGCCGATCGATGCCGTCCCACGCCTTGGACCCAATCCAGATACCGACGGGGTTGTACAAGTTCTCGTCGGCCACGCTGGTAATGTAATCCTTTAGGTACTTGCTTGACATGCCCAGCTCGTGGCACTTTGAACGTATCCAAGTAAGACTGGCCACGCGACGGTTATCAACCGAGTACGTCTCGCCCGGTATCAGTATCTCGTCCTCCTTGTTAATGCAGTTATAGCGCACCACGACACCCTGATTCTCCAGCACCGCGCATAAATTATTCAACGTCTCAAACGGCCGGCCTTCGTCGTTCACGTCAGGCAACACGCGCGTTGCGCGAGGGCGCACCATGCGGCGAATGTTCTCAATTGGCATACTCGCACCAAGCTCGATGAACCTGCGCCTAAGCGCCTGCACAAGAACGGCCTGCTCGACTACGCCGAGCTCGGAGCCTGCCTGCGACGCGATGGACTCAAGCTCATATAGTTCGGCCGCCGCGACGCGCTCACCCCATGTGGCGACGGCCTCTTGCTTTTCCGCTGTAATCTCCGGCAGGCTGCGAACCCAGTCAACCATGGCCACGTAAGAGGGCGTGGAACGTATGTCAGCTAGGTCCAGCACGTCAGCGCCCACGTCGAGGTGGCCAAACTTATGCACGCGCACCAGATCAAAAATATTAACCGCGCGTCCCTTGCACGGGTCAGTGGCGTGTTTGTTAATAACGTGCAGACGATCGTCACTTACAAACGCGCCGCCTTCGCTGCCGCCCCCGGCCTTATAAGTAAGCCTGCGTGTGTCGTCCTCGAACTGGAAGCGAAACGTGTCCGAGAGCCAGCGAACCATAACCTCCTCGACCGTGAACGCGCGACAGAACGCGCCGATCACACCGGGCTTCTCGCGCGGGTCAGGCATCTCGAAGTCACCTGTGTACTCGTGCGTAATAATGTCCTTGACTTCGAGCTCGACCTCATCGATCCAGCCGCACTCAAGCCCTGAGCGCACGGCCACGGGGTCGGCCACGCCGTCCTCAAACACAGGCGCGGCGGTGTAGTGGGCCTGCACGGGGTTAAAGACAGTGTGGTCAATCTCACGATGCAAGCCCCACGCGTTCATCTGAGCGCTCGAACGTGGTGAGCTCAGCCAGAACCAGACGTGTGCCTTGAGCATGTTGGGGTTACGGCCGGCCGATGACGACAGCTGCCAGTGGTACGTCGCGCCTGTGAACTCATTGAGGTGCTCGCTGATGAACTGATCAATGGCTGCGGTCGGGTGCTCGCACGCGCCCTCGTACTCGTACTTGTCGATGTCAAACATCACCCAGTGCAGCGGCTGGTCGCGAAAATTAACCAACGCGCGGCGCACGTAGCCCGGGTAATCCGAGGCCTCAGCCAGCTCATCACCAACGTACTGACCGCGGATGGCGCACACGTCGGGCATTGCCTCAACTTTTTTCAACAAAGTTGACAGCTCGTTTATGTTATTTACAACAACGTCCTTGGGTTTAAAGTGCTTTGCATTACCGTAGTCTTCGAGTGTGCCGTCGGCTTTCCACATTTTGGCCATGCGGATGCCATTCATCGTCTTGAGTAATATCATTTTTGTTCTGACCACCATGTAGAAACATCAGGGCGCAACATGCGCTTAGTGAACTTACCCTTAGTAACCTTCTCCGCAATCTCGGCAGCCGTCGCAGAAATACGACCCCGCACCCGCCAGCCATCAACTGTTTGTGGTGTAACATCGAGCAATTCGGCCAACACGCCCGGCGAACCCGCCCAATCAAGCAGCCGCTCGAGCTCTCGCCGCTCGTGCTCCTCGTGCTGTTCTTTAATTGATTTCATTTATACTCCCGTTGGAAATTGAGTGTATAATATCATTTCTTTTACACGGAGAACACAAATGTTTAAATTTACGATCGAAGCGCAGACGCTGCCAGAAATGCGGCAAAAACTGAAAGACATACTGACCATGCACGAATCGGCGCAGTATGTAGTACCAGAGGTCGCTGTTAAAGTACCTGCACCCAAGGCGCCCAAGGTACCTAAACCCAAACCAGCCATCAGCGTCGAGGACCTGCAAAAACTCTGCACTGAGGTAGCCGGCAAAGTAGGTATGCCCGCTGTCAAGGCAATGATCAGCGCGTACGGCGACGGTGGCATTAAATCGCTGACCGAAGAGCAGCGCGAAGAGTTGGCCAACAAACTGAGCAACCGCCATGAGTGATCACGCCTACTTAGGATGTTCCAAGTCCGAGCAGTGGATCAACTGCCCGCCATCGGTCAAGCTCGAGCAGCGCTTCCCTGACGAGCGCTCGGTGTACGCCGAGGAAGGTCGACGCGCACATGAGCTGGCCGAGATTTGCTTGCACGGCAATCAGGACACGAAAGACTTCCCCGACTACCCCATAGAGATGCGCGAGTCTGTACAGGCCTATCTGGAGTATGTCCGTGCGATACCTCACAGCCTGATGAATGTTGAGATTAAGCTCGACGTGAGCGCGTATGTGCCTGAAGGTTTCGGCACGGCCGACGTGATCTTAATCGACGGCTCGACCATTCACGTCATAGACTTGAAGTACGGCAAAGGCGTCGAGGTCGAGGTGGAAAACAACCCACAAGCCATGCTTTATGGCGTGGGCGCGATTGAAGAGTACGACATGATTTACGGGCCGTTTAATCACGTTGTAATGCACATCGTGCAGCCGCGCATCGGCAACTTTAAGTCGTGGTCAATTGATTTTGACGATCTCGTTACATGGGCAGAGACCGTCGTCGCCCCCAAGGCGCAGCTGGCATTCAAGGGCGAGGGCGAGTTCAAGGCCGGCAAGCATTGTAAATTTTGCAAGGCGCGTCACACATGTCGCGCAAGAGCCGATATGATGTTGGCGAGCGTTAAACCTGAGGGCGAATTATTGTCCGATGAAGAGCTTGCTGCGCTTTACCCTAAACTTGCGCAGATTGTTTCGTGGGCAAACGACTTGCAAGATCAAGCGCTTAAACGTGCAGAGGCGGGCAATAAGCTGCCGGGTCTAAAGCTCGTCGAGGGCCGCAGCTCGCGCAGCTGGTCAGACGAGAACGCGGTCATCGAGCGCCTAACGGCCGCGGGCTTTGAAGATATTTACACGACAAAATTATTAAGCATTACCGCCGTCGAATCACTCGTCGGCAAGAAAGAGTTTGTTCAGTTGCTGGGTGACGTTGTCACAAAGCCGCCGGGCAAACCGACCTTGGTTCCTCTTGAGGATAAGCGGTCGGAATTAAGCACGCATGACGCCGCTCTTGGCGAATTGTTAAACACTTAAACACAGGAAATACTATGGCAACTCAAGCTAAAATCCAAGTTACACGTTCGGCACGCGTAAATTCACCGAAGGCACGCGCATCCTACCCCCACGTCTTTAAGCCCACAGCGTTTCAGGGTGAAGGCGAACCCAAGTATTCCATCAGCTTGCTGGTGTCCAAATCAGACAAAGACTTTATCGACAAGCTCAAGGGCGCACAAGCGCAGGCCATCAAGGAGCTGTATCCAACCAAGGTGCCCGTTAACTTTGAGCACTGGGGTATTGCTGACGGTGACGAGGGCACAGATGACGCGGCCAAAGGCCACTGGGTCATCAAGGCCAGCAACAAGCAGCGCCCACGTGTCGTCGACGCGCAGGGCTCGGACATCCTCGACGAGCTCGAGGTGTACGGCGGTTGCTACGTTCGCGCATCACTGAACGCCAAGGCGTATGGTACGTCCCAAAAAGGCGGCGTTACTCTCGAGCTTAACGTCGTGCAAAAAGTCGGCGACGGCACACCGTTCGGCGGCGCAGCCAAAGCGATGAGCGACGCGGTCAACGAGCTAGGTGCCTACGAAGGCGACGACGAAAGCTGGTAAGCGAAAGACAGGCCGCCGGTGCGCCTGAACCAGAAGCCCGGCACTTGGAGAAGACATGAACACGGTCGCACTCGACATCGAAGTGTATTCAAATTACTTCCTTGTCATGCTTAAAGACGCCAGCAAGACAGCGTACTTTGAGATGTACCCCGGAAAGGAGCTCGAGGCTCCAAGACTACGCAGTTTACTTAGCAAATTGCGCGTGGTGAGCTTTAATGGCAACCACTACGACATGCCGCTGCTGAATGCGGCTTTAAACGGCGAGTCGTGCGCCAAGATCAAGGCGTACTCTGACCAGATTATTCTCAACGATAAAAAATATTGGCAGCTCAACCTCGAGGCGCCAGACGTCGACCACATCGATCTGATTGAGGTTGCCCCGGGCCTAACCGGCCTAAAGACCTACGCCGGGCGTATGGGCGCACGCAAGATGCAGGATTTACCCATCGCCCCAGATGCGTCCATTAGTCCCTCACAGCGCGCACAGCTGCGTGAATACTGCGTTAACGACTTGGATAATACATTGCTGTTGTTTGATAGCCTGCGGCCCCAGATCTCGCTGCGTGAGCGCCTAAGCGAACAGTACGGCCAAGACCTGCGCAGTAAGTCGGACGCACAAATTGCTGAGGCCGTGATTAAGGCCGAGGTTGAGCGGCTCACGCAGGATAAAGTGGGTAAGCCCACGACGCAGCTTGGGCGCACGTTCAAATACAAGGCGCCTGCGTTCCTTGCACGTACCGAGACTGTCGCGTTCGTTGAGAGCTGCGAGTTCATGGTGGCCGAAAGTGGCCAGCCTAAGTGTGCCGCGCTTGAGCGGCACGTCGTCAATGGTTACCGCATGGGCGTGGGTGGGTTGCATAGCACTGAGAGCGAGGTCTCACACGTTATTGACGATGACGAGTTTTTAATCGAGCGTGATGTGGCGAGTTATTACCCGAGCATTATTTTAGTCTGCGGGCTCTACCCGCCGATGCTAGGCGAGACATTTTTGGACGTGTACCGCGACATCTACGACCGGCGGTTGGCCGCTAAGGCGAGCGGCGATAAGGTTACGGCCGATACGCTGAAGATCTCGCTTAACGGCACGTTCGGCAAGCTCGGCAGTAAGTACAGTTGCTTATATTCGCCTGATCTGCTCATCCAAGTCACGCTTACGGGCCAGCTCGCACTGCTGCAGCTCATCGGCGAGGTCGAGCAAGCGGGCGCCAAGGTCGTGAGTGCCAACACTGACGGCATCGTCATACGTGGTTGCAAGCGCGTCTACGCTGACGTGCAAGCAGCCATTGCGAGCTGGGAGAATGCGACGGGGTTCGTGACCGAGGAGGCGGCGTATAAGGCGCTACATTCCAGAGACGTGAACTCTTATGTGGCGATTAAGCCCGACGGTCAGGTTAAGGTCAAGGGCGCATACGCGACCACCACACTCTCGAAGAGCCCCGCTAACGAGATCTGCACGATCGCGGCCATTGAATGGTTACGCAACGGCACGAGCGTGGAGAAGACCATACGCGCGTGCAAGGATATCAGGCAGTTCTGCACCGTGCGTGCCGTGCGTGGCGGGGCCGTGCACCGAGGGCAAGAGATTGGCAAGGTCGTGCGATGGTACCGCAGCATAGCCGGCGAGGTTATTACATATAAAAGCAACGGCAACCGCGTACCTAAGAGCGAGCAAGCTACGCCGGTCATGCAGTTGCCGGATGAATTGCCAGACGATATTGATTACGTTTGGTATGTTGCGGAATCAGCGTCTATTTTAAATGATGTTGGTATTTTTAAACTTTTTTAGTTTACAATGTAAAGGTGATGTCATGAAAAAGCAGGTTATTACGTTTATCAAAACAAATTACAAAAGTTTTACGCTTGAGCAATGCGCAACGAGACCGGGTTCGTTGGATATTCTTAAACAACCTAGTCGCATGGGCAACAAACTTTATTATCCCGACGGGAGGGTTGAAGATGATGTACGACACACGATCAGCAAGACAACATCGGATTAACCGTTATTTATGGAACGCAGTCTGTGTGCTGACTGTTATTGTATCCGCAACATTGGCTTACATTATTTTTACTGAAGGATTTTAATCATGGAATTAAAAATTGAAGACAGACCGTACGCTCGAGCCTCGGCGACCAATGTGCAACGCACTTGGAAAAAACACGGCTGGGTGCCCCCATCAAAAGATTTAAAAATTATTGAAAAATGGGATTACTACAAATCAATAGCGATATTGTCTGAACAAGCACTCGAGCGTGATAAACATGATCAGCCGTCTTGAGGTCGCCGCAATGGTGTTGCAGGGTATGTGCGCGGGGGATTGGAAACTTGAGATACCCGAGGGCGGGACGTGGGACGACGTCGCTATCCCCCGCGCGTTTGAGCTCGCAGACAAACTAATCGCAGAGGGGGCGGGCGATGAACATTAAAGCCGCGTTGCAGAAAGACATTGAGGAGAAAGAGAAGATTATTGAGAATCTTCAACGCCTGCTCACCGTAAAGATGAACGTCGTGCGCGATGAGAGTCGCGTAACTCTCACTGATGAAATTAAACTCTACGCACGCCGTTACGCTTGGTTGCGTAAGCACATGGCGGAGCTCTTTATCACGGGTAGCAATCTGGACAAAGAAATCGATAACAGGATGAAGAAATGAAAACAGAACCTGTAACAATTCAATACGAAGGAAAACCCCGATTCATCGGTGGTCGAATTGAATATTTTCCATCAATAAACAAGACGGTGCATGTGTTTAATAACTCAGCAACTTTTGAGCCAATTCGCCCAAGCAATTTTATGACTAGATCGGCTTGTAAGGTTTTGTCTATCCTTGAGCGGTTAAACATTGTCCCTGATGTTCCTCTTATCCATTCTTGGTGGGAAGCGCACAAAGCAAGCGATAAAGCTAGGGGTATCAAGTCTGGCGGGGGAGGGTGCTGATATGAACGAGCGACTAAGGGTATTGGCTGAACAGGCGGGGTTTGTTACATCACACTATAGCGTCGGAGGCATC